TGCTAAGGTTCGTTTTGTATTAAAAACGCTGAACAATGCAATTCAACAAACGGATGCTTCGGCAGTTTTCGCTATAGCTCCTTTGTTTTTTGATCCGTTCACAAATCAGTTTTCGATTCAGATTGTTACCGATGAGCAAGATGGATATTTGACATCTGCTGATTATAATGAATTTAAGCAAAATTTATTGCCGATTCAAGCAGACAGAATTGAAGTTAAACACAAAGGATGGTATAACGGAATAAAAAACACGGGAACTGAAATTGAATTAGGAGATATTTGCCAAGGATTTGGAGCTACGCCTGCCGACTGGATTGATTCAATGATGTATGTGACGTTAGGAGACGACCAAGATGTGAGTAATTACGAATTAATATACTCAGCAACAGTTTCGGTTTTACCGATTGTTTAACTATTTTTACCAATAATTTAATTAAATTTTATGAAAAGACTACTCTTACTTTTGACCTTATTAATTGCAGGCATAACGGCAAATGCTCAGTTTTCGCCTTCAAACAATTTGAACTATGTCAAGCTTCTTAAAGACCCACCAGTAGCTACAAAAAACGATTCGGTTGTTATGTTTGATGGAGCTGATAAGTTTCTGAAAATGATGCCAGTTTCCGAACTGGTCGACAATACAGCTATTTATTTAGAACTTGCAAAAAAACAATTTCTTTCTACTGGGCTGATTAAAAACGGTGCAATATCCATAAATGCAGACCCTACAAAATACAATTTATCAGCAGGTATTGGAATAATTAGCAATTTTGACGACCCCGAAAATCCAGTAAGCACTATTATAAATTTTCCTGCTGTAACTGGTAAAACACCGACTTATTTAACAAGCGGAATAATTACTTATATTGCTGTTAATTCAAGCGGTGCAATTGTAGAGCAAGCCTCTCCATTTACGACTTCTCAGCGCAGGGATTTGATAGTTTTAGGCGCTGTTGTGCATTCTAATTTAACCAATATAAATGTCGTGAACAATATTTCTAGCACTACGAATGCGAGCGCAAATCAGTTGCACGACTTAATGAACTATATTGGGGCGTTAAATCTTGATGGAAATAAATATTCGGCAAACGGAGCTAATTTAGCGTTAAACAAGTCCGCAGGGACTATTTTTAAATACGGGGTAAACTTCGTAAGTGATTGGAAAAAACCACATGAATTAGCGCAATCCGCAGGAACGGCTTTGACTTTTAGATATAGACTTTCTACAGGCACAGAAGGGAGCGACAGGATAAACATAGACCCTGCAATTTATGAGTCAGGAGGCGCATTCGTAGCTGTGCCAAATAATAAATTCACCATTCAAACGGTGACAATGTTTCAAACTGGACTAACAAGAATTCAACCTGGGCAAAATGTTTATGATTCAATGATTGAAGCTCAGAATGCTATATTTACAAGAGCTTTTTCTGTAGAGAGCAATATCGGTCAAAATGGAATTACAAGAGCTTATATTATTGTAAAAAAAGAAACTACGTCATTACAAAATGTAACAGATAGTAAAATAATTGAAACTCAAAAATACGGAGGTGTTGCTTCTGGAGGCGTCGCTTTAACTTTAGCTAGTATAGTTGATGCTTTAGGATATACTCCAGAAAACGTAGCTAACAAAGCAACTAATTTCGCAACTATAAATAATACTTTATATCCAAGCGTGCAGGCTGTTAAAAATGAATTAGATTTAAAACAAAACTACGGATTTACAGTATATGATAAATCTTATTGGGGTAATTTGTCAGATTTTTCAAGTACAGGCGTAACGCCTACAATAGTTAATCAAGGAAGCGTAAGGCTTTCTGGAGGCTCTACTGATATGTCGCAATACGTAATTATACCAAACTATGCTAATAGTGATGAAAATTTAGACATAGAAGTTTTGTTTATTGTAAATGATATTAACGGTCGTTCACCTAGTATAGGTAAAAAATCTATAAATTCTGCTGGAGATCTAAGCGGAGACCTAACGGCAAGTTATGATTTTTCTACTAACTTTATTAGGTGCGACCAAACCGCAGGAAATGCTTCAGCCAGTGGCTTTGTAGTAGCTGTAGGTGACTTATGTTCAATGAAAGTTTGTCAGAGAGGCGAAGATGTTACCGTTACTTTTACTAACATTAACCAAGATAAAGTAGCTACGAACTCATTTAAATTCTATACGACAAATGTTAGCGATTTAGCTATATACAATGGTTTTTCTAGTGTAGATATTAAAAAAATAAAAGTTACAAGTGCAAGTAATCCTGCTCCAAATGTTTTGTATATAGGGGATAGTAAAACACAATTACCTTTAGGGGTTAATAAAGGTAACAGATTTCCAAACTATACCTCTCAATTTGGAGTAGTAGATGTGTTTGCTGGACATGGTGATAAAACAGCTGAAACATTAGCGGGTTTACCTTATATTTTAAATCACATAAAGCCTAAATATGTTGTATTAAATCAACTAAGAAATGATTTAGCTAACGGAGTTTCTTCAGTCATATATCAAGCCAATTATAATTCTATAGTTTCACAATTAAATGCAATAGGAGCGACTGTGGTTCATTTATTACCTATACCTGAAACAGTGCTAGACCAAAGCGCAATAACTACTTTTATAGCAGCAAATTTTAGCAATCTAATAAATCCGTCTGCTTTTGATCCTTTTACACAAACATCTGACGGCTTTCACCCTAATGATTCTGGAGCAAGATTCATATCTAATTTAATAGCCAATAGTGGTTACATACCTACAACTTCTATATTAGAAAATAAAAATTTATTAAAAACTGATATTGATTTTGCAAAAACTAATAAAAGCAACATATTTACTTTATTACAAGATTTTTCTACTATAAAATTGCCAGGAACTACAGCTCAATATATAAGGGGAGATGGGACATTAGCTACTTTGCCTGTATATACTATTCCAGTAGGTGCTAATCCTACGGCTACAGTAGGAGCTTCGGCTGTAAACGGTAGTGCTTCTACCTTTATGCGTAGCGATGCTTCTCCTGCTTTAAATTCAACTATAGACCGTTCTTGGTCAGGAATACATACATTCACTAATACAGGAGTTCCAAATGCCTCTATAGCTTCTGCGTCTATTCAATTATCTGGAGGTGTAGGAGTTACAGGTCAAAGCTATTTCGGAAACGGAATTAGAATAAATGGAGGGCATAACATAGGGAGTAGCATTTACTCTTTTGGTATATTTGGGACAACAACAAATCCAAGTACTGCTACTACACAAGAAATTGCAGCGGCTTCATTTTCTGTAAATACATTTGCTGGGACATATACAACTCTTAATGTATCTCTTTTAAACATGGCTGGAGGAATAACAAAAGGGGCAGGACACACCATAACCTATGCTTCTGGGTTTAGAATGCCTAATGTGTCGCAAGGTGTAAATAATGTAAATTTTGGGATTAATGCAAATAGTTTATCGGGTAACTGGTCAATATATAATAATTCAGCGTATTTAAATTATTTAGGAACAGGAAATACTCTTATAAATACGACAACAGATAATGCCTCTGGAGCTAAATTACAAGTAAGTGGAAATATAACAGCCACAAGTTATTCTGGTGGCGCAACATTAACAGGAACTCCAACAGCCCCAACAGCTACTTTAGGAACAAATACAAATCAAATCGCATCTACTGCTTTTGTTTTAGCTAATGCTGGAGGCGGTGGAGGGAGTGGAGATATGATTCTTGCTTCTGCGCAAACAAATACAGGCGTAAAAACATTTCTAGACGGAACTTTAGGTTTAAGAAATGTAGCGAATACTTTTACTTCATTTTTTACTAATACAAATACAGCAAGTAGAACTTATACTTTTTTAAATAAGGACTACACTGTAGGTGACATGTTACTAGGTACAGCTCAAACGTTCACAGGGACTAAGACTTTTGCAGTTGCCACTACTAATACACCAGCATTAAGCGTTACAAATGCGTTGAGTGGAACCTCTACTAGTTTTGGTATATATGCTGAAAATAGTAATGATGGTAGTGCAATAAAATTATTAAACTCAGGAACAGGATATGCAATAAACGCAAGCAATACAGGTACAGGTGGTGGAATATCTGCTACAAATAATAACGCTTCAGGGAGCGCAATATTTTCTAATAATTCAAGCTCTAATAACGGGATATATTCGTATAATTCAAATGTAGGAAGAGGAATATATTCTGTTAATACAGTGGGTGGTTATGGTTCTTTTATAGCTAATTACACTACAGGTACAGGCTCTTATATTAGTAATGAAGGGTCAGGAACTGCTATGAGGTTAGAAAATACCACAGGAGCAACTGGAACGCCTTTTATATATACAAAACAGGGAGTTAATAAATTCTCGGTAATAGATAATGGCACAGCTAATTATGGTACTGACTTGTCGGCTTCTTATACTGATAGAAGTTTAACGGATAAGGCTTACGTTGTAAAAAAATCAATAAACAACACATTAACAAAAACAACAAATTACACAGTATTAATAGCAGATTACGTAAACAATAATACTCTTGTTATTTATGTAGATGCAACAGCAGGTAATGTAACTATAACTTTACCTAATGCATCAACTTTTACTAACTATGAAGTAATAGTAAAGAAAACAGATGCTTCTGCAAATAGTGTTACCATAACTGGGGATGCTAACATAGATGGTGCAAGTACATTAGTCGTAAGTGGACAATACGCAAAATCAAAAGTAACTTCTAACGGAACACAATATTTTATATTATGAAACATTTAATTTTATTATTATTTTCAATAAGCATGTTTTCTCAGTCGGTAGCAGACCCTAGATTGAGAGTTAGTAGACAGGCTTCAATGGTTTTGTCTACTACTTGGCAAGCATTAGTTTTTAACGGTTCGGAATCGCAGGATATTAACACTTTCGGTATAGACCCTACAAGTGGTTTAAGAATTTGTAGTTACGACCCAGTTACGAAGTTATTCAAATACAATGGTAAATACGACACTAATTTGTTCACTTCGTTTCAATTTACAACAACTACAACGTTAATAACAACTAAGGCAACCCTACAAATACGTTTTGTTATTCCAAACGGAGTATCGGCAGGTGTAGACTTTATATTTCCGTTTACTGCAAACGGTGGTTATGCTGATATTAACGACATTACTTTAAAAACATCGGCTATTAATAATATGCCTTTTGATTTTTGTATATACACTAATCAGGCATTAAGGACGAACGGATTTAGAGTAGAGTTAAGACTTTCAAATAATTTAACCGCAGTATCTACATTAAATTACGCTTCTATGCGTATTCAAGGAATTAGTAAAAATTAAATATAAATAAATATGAGAACCTTAATATTATTCCTTTTATTTTCAAGTGCTATATTTGCTCAAGAGTCAAAGTACAAAACTGTTTTAGGTTGTAAAATCGAAATAGACGGTCATATTTTTGATAACAAGAAATCAAAAGACCCTATAAAATTTGAAGCTGATTTAAACGGAATTACTATTTCAGACAGTAAAAAACAATATGAGAAAAGAAACTGTGAAATAAAAGAATGTGATATACTGCATTTAAAAGAAAAGCATTCTGGAATACTTAAATTAAGTCAAGGATGGAATATGGCAACAAAAACAAACGCTTTATTATTAACAAATTAAATATAAACATGAGAACATTAAAAAATTGGTGGTTACAGATTTTAGCTATTGCTGGTATCCTTTTAGATTTAGGATTTGACGCTTTAAATCCTTTAATTTTGGCAGTTGGAATTCCTGAAAAATGGATAATTATGATTAAGATTTTATTTGGTTTAGCTATCATGATAAAATCAAAAAATCAGTTACCTACTCAAAACGTAGACAGATTACAAGACATTGTAGATAAAAAAAAGTAGATTAATGACTTAATAAGTGCTAAAATATTTGTATTTTGGCACTTATATTTTTAACCTGCAATTTATGAGTATCTTGGAAGAAAAAGTTGACCGTTTAGAAAATCATTTCAAAGTTTATAAGACAGATATGGTAGATGTAAAAGAGGTCACGAAAGACATACGAAATTTACTAACAGGAACGGAGCTTAACGGACATAAAGGGGTTGTTCATTTGCTTGAAAAACTTGAAAATAAAGTTGATGCTTTGGAGGCAAAACAAATATTGATTGATGACAATATGAATAATGTGAAGTATATTTCAAGAGGTTTCGTAATGGGATTTATTGGACTTATTTTCTGGCTATTTCAAAAAAACTAAATAAATGGCATTACCAATTCCAGATTTTATAAATAGAGACGCAAATACTATCATTTCTGAAATGGTAGTGGATTATGAGTTAAGAACTGGTAGAGCTTTAGAGCCTGCGCAAGTTGAGACGCTTTTAATTCAAGCATTTGCATATCGTGAATTGCTTATTAGAAATCAAATTCAAGATGCGAGCCTTCAAAATCTTGTGGCTTATGCTCGTTTTCCAATGCTAGACCATTTAGGCGTGTTGGTTGGCGTTACTCGTTTGCCTGCTCAATTAGCTCAAACAACATTGTTGTTAATGCTTGTTTCTGGACATGGTGACGTTGTTATTCCTGCTGGATTACGTGTAAATTCTACCGATGGACGTGCTGTTTTTGAACTTGTAGAAGATACTGCTGTTTTAACCGGAATTAATACTGTATCAGCGACATTTATTGCGCAATCATCTGGTAAATTATCGAATGATTATGCAATAGGAACTATTTCTGTCATTTTAGACCCTCAGCCGTATTTAGCAACAGCTTCAAATACTTCGGTTACTGAAGGAGGTTCGGATGAAGAAACAGACGAACAATTAAGAGACCGTATAAAATTAGCTCCAAGTGCGTTTTCGAATGCCGGAAGTTATAAGGCTTATGAATTTTGGGCAAAATCTACTTCGCCATTAATTATTGATGTAGCGGTTACGAATCCAATTCCGGGAACCGTTGAAATATTTCCTTTGATGGCAAATTTAGCAACTACGCCAACCGAAATATTGGACGCTGTAGAAGCTGTTTTAAATGCGGATAAAATACGTCCTTTGACTGATACTGTAATTATTACAAGTCCGACTTCAGTTAGCACAGCTATAACAGTTGGATTGATTTTATATGAAGGAACGGTTCAGAGTGATATTGTACCGGTTGTAATAGCTAATTTGGAAGCGTTCAGAGACGGGAGACGTAAATTATTAGGTCAGGACATAGTTATAGATCAGATAAAAGCGTTATGTATGATTGATGGAGTATATAAAGCAAACGTTACAGTGCCCGCAAGTGATTTGGTAATTTCTGAAACTGAATTCGCAAATATTACAAGTATTAACGTGACCGTTACAGGAACAAACGTAGGATAATGAGCCAAACAAACGAAAATATTTTAGCTGATTCTATTGCAGGCGTACCGCATTTAGCAGCGTTTGATTCAATGGTTGCAGCACGAATGAATACAATTGAACTCGAAGCGTTGCTAGTTTACGTTATAGATTCAGTTTCGGCTTCGGCATTACCTACTTTGGCGCGTCAATTCGACGTCGAAGGATTCGTAGGTTACGGAGTAGCAACGAACGACGCTCAACGTAGAGACATAATAAAACGTGCTATTGAGTTAAAAAGATATATGGGAACCGTATTCGCTATTAAAGAAGCGATGCGAACCGTTGGATATACAGACGCTACTTTAATCGAAGGTATCGATATGGGTAACCCATTAATTGATTGGGCACGTTTTTCTATTGATTCAGAATTAGGCGATACGGTTGGACTAGATGGAGTTTCTCAATCAAATTTGGCAAAGCTAATTCGTGAATACAAAAACGTCCGTTCCTATCTTGAAGGAATATCGTATAAATTAGGTATATTTGACACAATACCAGAATTAATTGATACTTTAAATATCACTTATGAAGCACCTACGTTGGAAGAGGATTTAAATCATAAAAGATTTTTCTATGATGGAGTTTACAACTACGACGGTACTCAGAAATATCTTGAATCAAATGACTCACTAATTATTAATATATCAAACGCATAAAATGAAAGACACAATAGGAAATTTAAAAGGACTTTTTTACCTTGAAATTATTTGCGCCAAAACAGGCAAAATTTTAGAAAAATATACCGACAATAATTTAGTTGTTAACGGCGGACGTACTGCTGTAACTAATTTATTGGGTGCTGCAACGTCTGGAAAACAATTAACCAAATTATCAGTAGGAACAAACGGAACAGCTCCAGTAGGAAATGATTCTGCAATTACTGGGGCGTTTACTAAATCACTTGGAGCGGTAACATATCCGACAATTTCAAGCGTAAAATTCGATTTTCAATTAGGGGCTTCAGACGCTAACGGTATTGGCATTCGTGAATTTGGAATAGTTTGTACCGATGATACTCTTTTTGCCCGCAAAACACGTGAATTGATTAATAAAAATTCAGACATCATTTTGAATGGTAGCTGGACAATTTCATTTTAATATTTAAGACATGGCAAACGTAACAGAAACATCAAATTTTGATGAAGGAATATATCAATTAGAAACAACCGATCCAGTTGAAGGCGGTGCGCTTGGAATATCGAACTCACAGGCTAAAGGATTGGCAAACCGTACACGATGGTTGTATGACAAAATTATAGAATTATTTAAATTTGCTCCAAAAAACAGAGGATATTTTACAGGACTGGACATTGGTTCAAGCTCCGGTTCTTTAGGCGTTTCTGGAAACATAACTTCAGTAACAGCTTCAGTTCCTTCTAGCGGTAACTCAATAATAATTGTAAATTTAGCAAATTCAATGGGCAACACGAATTACAAAGTTGATTCGTCAGTTCAAAGTTTAGGAGCAAGTTTAAATTCTGATAACGATGTTTCTAAAGGAGTTTTTAAACCTATTTCGGCAACTCAATTTCAAATTGCATTTAGAGAAATAGACGGAGAAGTTCAAAATTTAAGGGTACATATAGACGTAATTTCATTAGACTAATACTATGGCAGATATAAAAAAATTAGCTCCAGTAGTTGCAAAATGGGAAGCTGGATTTGTAAATGATCCAACCGACAAAGGAGGCGCTACGAATATGGGCATCACAATCGGAACTTGGAAACAGATTGGTTACGACAAAGACGGTGACGGCGATATTGATGTTCAAGATATTCGTAAACTTGACGAACATGACTTTTCAGCTGTTTTAAAGGTTTATTGGAATCGTTGGAGCGCAAACAGAATTGTCAATCAATCAGTAGCAAATTTATTAGTTGATTGGGTTTTTACTTCTGGAAAATGGGGTATAGTTATTCCTCAAAGAATCTTGAAAATCGAACCTGACGGAATTGTAGGTAATCAAACTTTAATAGCTGTAAACCTAGTTAATCAAAAAGCGTTTTTTGATGCTGTTTTTGAAGCTAGAAAAAAGTTTTTTAACGATATAGTAAAGAATAATCCAAGTCAGAAACGATTCCTTAAAGGCTGGTTAAATCGCCTAAATGATTTTAAATTTTCAGAATAATATAAGTTTGGGAGTAGCCACCAAATAAAAAACGTGAGGTGCTTATATTTTAAAAACTGCTTTAATTAGCAGTTTTTTTTATGCATAAAAAAACACGTCCGAAAACGTGTTTAATTACATAACCAAAAATCTACCAAAAAACTTATCGATTGTAAATATAAGATATTTTATTTTACAAACGAAATTTATTTAAAAATCATCGTCATCGTCGATTGTTTCCCCGTTAATTGTTCCTGATAAATCATCATTCAAAGGAGTTTCATCGATTATTTGGACTGGTTCGGTTTCAATAATAGTTTCGAAGTTTTGATAAACTACAGGTTCAGGAGCAACTTCATTATTCAGTTTTTCGATAGCTGAATTATTTGAAGGCATTTCTGTAAAACCTATATCCTGAACTTCATCTTGTGACTGCATACCCATTAAAACATCTGGACAATGCAGACGTCCGAAAAAAGCAGCTGAACGATACTGTAGCATTAGTTCAGGCATTGTTTTCCACTTAGAGCCTGATTTACTCATCCATCCCTCAGCAGTTGCCATTGCAATTGAGCACTCAGGACCTTCAATTAAAGTACCATCTTGACGTTTTGTAAACGCATGACATGATTGTTTGTCTTTCGAAACATTGAACTGTAGCGGGTCTGAAAATCGACCACATGAATTAATTAATGCAATTATGAAAGATGAACCCCAACTTGGTTTTCCGTGAATCACATTCATGTTTTGCATTACCATTAAAGGCGACATTCCAACGCGGTTTGACATTTCAAGTGCAACAACGCAGTTTGGTAAATTACCCTGATAGGCAGTCGGAACCATAGTTGACTTACTGAGAAGTCCCGCCATTCGTTGTGCGTGCTCAAATGATTGCGTATTATCGAATACTGATACTTGGTGAGTTGATTGTAAACTCGGTAAATTATTTTCCATTGATAAGTTTTTAAAAATTATTGATTATTTGTTATATTTTTCATCCCACGCCTTAATTTGTTCAGGCGTTTTAAGCCAATTTAAGCAAGGTCTTGACTCAGGCATAGTAATAGACGAAATTAATCCTAACATTTCGTCGTACGTGACGCCAATAGCTTTTTTGCCTTCAAAAGACACATCAAAGCTTCCTGCTTTGTAATATGAACCATCAGGATTTTTGCTGAAATGCGGATTTATTGTTATTTGGCTTTCCATGGCTAAAAAGGCACGTCATCAGAATCGTCAAATTCAGCCACAGTTTGCGGTGCTGTAATTCCATTTACTCCAAACGCACCATTAGCAGGAGCAGGAGGGTATTGTGGTTGAGGTGCTGGAGCAGGCGAAGCATTATGTGCCGGTTGCATATTCGATATTTTCCATCCTTGAATAGTATTAAAATATACCGTTTCGCCTTGTGGATTAACCCATTCACGACCACGTAAATTAATTCCAATATTAACTTTGTCGCCAACTTTAAAGCTTGCAAGTAAATTGCATTTATCCTGCACGAATTGAACTAAAATGTGTTGCGGGTATTGCTCGTCAGTTGTTACTACACAATCACGTTTTTGAAATCCTGAAGATCCTACGTCTTGTGTTTCTCCGACCATTTTTAAAATTCCTGTTACTTCCATAATATTTTGCGTTGGTCGCCACCGTTAAATTGATTTATTAAAAAAATGACCGCTCTTGCACCTGTCCGAATAAATCGTCTTTTGGATTTGAACCAAAACGCAAAGCTTTTACCATAATCTCGGTCAGCGAGCAGACTCGAACTGCATTACTCTTTGTTACCTATTAAACGCCCATGCAGGCAATGATACTTCGCTTATTTTTTCATCGTAACCCTTCCAAATTCCGGTACGTAAACATTCAACGTATGTTTCGCAATTACGCAAATATTCATCACGCCCTAGCTGTCTACTTCGATTGTCGAGATAATGCACGCCAATTTTAAATGGTGCTGTTTTCTCGATACAAACGAAAACAAATCCAGCTCTATCGTTTCCGACCGCCTCCAAACCGTCCAGGTAAAACGGGTCCTGCTTATAATATTTATATTCGAATGCTGATTTAGCAAAACCTTCTTTCGTGGCGTTATCAGTTGTTTTTAAATCCACAATTAAACCGCTTGAATTATCCAGCCAATCAGGACGAATTTTGCAATTTGCGCCCGTATTTGGTTCTTGAAACATAAATGTTTGCTCAGCTAATCCACTTTGAAACAATAGTTTTGCCGTTGGATGCTTAAATATAGCGTCACGCATTCGTAAAACTTCGCTGTATTCTGTTGGATCAATTAGAACTTGTCCATTTGACTCGCACATTGCCGTTAATGACTGAAATTCAGATTTGCCGATATTTGTCCGCTTATTTATTGCAGGCATCGGAACGTATGTTTTTATAAACTCGTCAGGCTCTAAAACAGCTAAATGTACAGCGGTTCCGAAAAGCATATCTTTACTAGAAACATGAGGCTCTCTATCAGGTCTTAAATAATTGTACCAATAATCTAAAGGGCTCGATTCTATTTGGTCAAGTCCAGATTTCGAAATACTGGACGTATCGGAGTGGTATTGCTCGTTAGTCATTATAATTTAGGATAAAATCCATCACCATTATAGTCAAAGACTACCATTCCTCTTTCGTCTAAATAATATTCTTTATTAAAAATAGGCTTAAATACAGTCTCGTTATTTTCTTTGCTTCTGCTTACGAACATTCCGTAATAATGCTTTCTGTCATCAAAGTAATATCTATTACCGATAATTAAATTTTCTCTTTTAACTTCGTCAAATGGATTCATAACAATAAATTTTAATAGTTTAGTCCTGCAAACCTAAAACAAACTTTTCGAATAAAAAAACTTTTTTAATAAAAAATAAACATTATATTTGCAATTAATATTTAAACATATAAAAA